CTTTTCAATGGGTATGACCATAGATGACATCAATACCGGATTGATTGGGTTTCTTGATTTAGAAACCATGAGAGGTAGAAGAAGTCTTCGCAACGATGCTAATCTACAAGCCAGTGCAGCAAATTATATTACACAATTAGATTTGTTGTCTAGATTGACAGGCAAGCAAAAGTCGGCACTGATGGAAACGCAGCTAGCATTGCAAACTGATGCAAAGCTAAGAAACAACATCAACAGAGTATCTGCAAGACTTGGTGACGAAGCTGCAAATGAATTAAGAAACTTGTACACCTTCCAAAGAGAGACATTGCCAGGGTTCCATGATGCTCTAATGGATTTGAGCGACGGTGTGGCACAAAGCGATATTGGCAGAGCACTTGAAAGTGCAGCACCAGGTATTACAAGATTTTCCATGGCAGTTGCCAATGGAGAGATCAGTCAAGAAGAATATGTAAGACGTATGCAAACTGAATTTGGTCCAAGATTGCAACAGTTTGCAGGAACACTAGATGGTGCTACTCTTGATGTTTATAGATCAAGAGGTGGGTTCTACGGTGCATTAGCACAACTTGCAGATGGTGCATACGAGTTCAGCAATTTGATGAATATAGATGTAGAGGCAGCAAAACGAGATCAAAATAGAAGAAATAGAATCACTGAGACTCTAGGAAGATTTGAACAAGGTATAATTGCACTAAGAACATTCTTGTTTACTAAGTTTATCAACAGTCCGTTTGCTACTAAAATAGGAGAGTTTGGTACAAAGTTAATTGAATTGTTTGACGAAAACAGTCCCAATGGACTAGGTGCTGCAAATTCAATGTTTCAAGGATTTTTTGACAAATTGTTTGGCGAGAACGGATATCTAACACGAGCACTTGTCTGGTTAGCTAAATTTATTGATTCTGGTAGATTAGGAACAGCGTTAGATGCTATGGCAACAGATATCACAAAAGTAGCTGATTGGTTTGAAAAGTTTGTCGACAACATTGCAACAGAAGGATTCTTCGAAGCAATTGCAATTGAGTTCAGAAGATTAATGAATTTTATGTTTGGCGAACGCTCAGCACTACCAAGAGACGAAGCCGGGCGACCTACAGGACCAAGAGAAGGCGGATTAGTAAGTGATATTATTTCGTCTATTACTGAATCAATTGAAGGAAGCGAAACAGGTAACAACTTATATAATTGGTTTAAAGCAAAATGGAACGACTTTGTTGATACTATTTTCTCTGATGATACAACAAGTTTATGGACAAGATTTACAACTTCACTGGGCAATTTTATATTTGGAGAAGAAGAAGGCGACGGATTTCGACCAACTCCGAACAGAAGCTTATGGGAAAGATTCCAAATGGCCATTGGATTACCCGAAGGTGTAACTTTCTCATCTCTGTGGGAGCAGTTTAAAACCTTTGTATTTGGTGAAGACGCTAACGGTGACAGTAACACTAGTATGATTGATAGAATCACTGACATATTAGAAGATGTGTTAGGAAAATTATTCACTGGTCCTGCAATACGAAACTTGTTGGTTGATATTTCTAGAAGCATAGAATTGGCAATATCTAGTGCGTTAAGTCAAACTGCTGCAGAAAGGGCCCTTGGCAACAGTGGAGACAATGCTGAGCGATTAAGAGAGGAAAGAGATCGAGCAAATCAACTTCGAGCTCAATTAGCCGGAATGGACGAAACTGATCCTCAAAGACAATCAATCATGGACGAGTTGCAAAGAATGGGATATAGTTTTGCACAAGGTACCAACGGATTTAGGAATTTTAGCAATCGTGGTTCCTTGGCAGTGCTTCATAATACCGAGGCAGTTGTTCCTCGTAATTCTCCTGCAGGAGAATTGCTAGATGCATTTTATAAAACCCAAAATAGAACAACAAGTACTTCTACAAGCACACCAACCTTTAACCAGAGTGACTTTGGAAACAAGATAGATCAGTTAAATAATACTATGCAACAGGTTGTTGTATTGTTAAGCGATAGTGTGGGCGTACAACGTAGAACTATGAGAAACATACACGGTATGGGCACCGATTTATTGAGAGGATAATTATGAGTTGGAAAAAACACTTCACGCCAGTTCCAACTAGCATGAACGCTTCAGGAAGTTACAGTCCGTTTACTTTCTCACGAGGAACTGGACTAGGACCGGCGGCAGCCAATTATAGTTCGCATCTACCTGATGTATATGTAGGTTCACCAAACCGTATTGAACGTTATGGTCAATACAATACAATGGACAATGACAGCGAAGTCAATGCAGCTCTTGATATTCTAGCTGAATTTTGTTCGCAGAAGAATAAAGAAAACCGCACACCCTTTAGAATTAATTTCAACAATTCAGCAACTAATTCAGAAGTACAAATACTTGGACAATATTTAAAGCAGTGGTGCAAAGTTCAAGAATTTGAAAAGCGTATTTTTAAAATTATTCGTAATACATTTAAGTATGGCGATCAATTCTTTATTAGAGATCCGCAAACACAAAAGTGGTTTCACATTGATCCTGCAAACATAACAAAGATTATAGTTAACGAAAGCGAAGGCAAGCGTCCTGAGCAATATATTATTAAAGATATAAACATTGCATTTGAAGCACTGAGTGCAACAAAAATCAATACAACCAATGCTTACGGCCCCGGTGGCAATCAACCCGGATATCAAACACTTGACCAAAAATATATGACCGGACAGACACCAGACGCTGGAACAAGTCGTTGGAGCACAGAAACAAATGAAACAGCAATTGATGCTAATCATGTGGTCCATCTTAGCTTGAACGAAGGGTTGGACCAAAACTTTCCGTTTGGTATAAGTTTATTAGAAACAATCTTCAAAGTTTACAAACAAAAAGAATTGTTGGAAGATGCTATTATTATCTATCGTGTACAACGTGCTCCTGAGCGTAGAGTATTTTACGTTGACGTAGGTAACATGCCTAGCCACCTTGCAATGCAGTTTGTTGAACGTGTAAAAACAGAAATACATCAAAGACGTATTCCATCAAAGACTGGTGGCGGGCAAACAGTTATCGACAGCAGTTACAATCCGTTGTCAATCAACGAAGACTACTTCTTCCCTCAAACTGCTGAAGGTCGCGGATCAAAAGTTGAAACTCTTCCAGGTGGTACCAACTTAGGAGAAATTGATGATTTACGATACTTCACTAATAAGTTGGTACGCGGACTACGTATTCCTAGTTCGTACCTGCCAACTGGAGCAGATGATGCTGCTAGTCAATACAATGACGGACGTGTGGGCACAGCCTACATTCAAGAACTTCGTTTCAACAACTATTGCGAACGTTTGCAAAGTTTAATCACTGATGTGTTTAACAACGAGTTTAAGTTGTACCTTAACAAAAAAGGTGTCAACATTGACTTGTCTATGTTTGATTTGAAATTGCAGGAGCCACAAAACTTTGCAAGCTATCGTCAGGCAGAACTAGACAACAATCGTATTAGTACGTTTACACAGATGGCTGCGGTACCATATGTTTCAAATCGTTTCGCACTAAAACGTTTCTTAGGGCTAAGTGAAGAAGAAATTAAAGAAAACGAACGTCTGTGGCAAGAAGAAAACGATGACATGTACGAAGGAGAACCACCTGATACAAGTGCAAGTATGCGAGATGCAGGTATAACTGGTGCAGATATTTCAAACGATTTAGAAGCAACACAAGGTGAAGATCTTGAAGATGCAGGTGATGTCGCCGGCGGCGAAGGCAACTTAGTAGGAGGAGCAGGACAAGGTGGTGAAACAACTGCAACACCTACTGCATAAATACATTATGATATTACGAGAACTATATTATTTTGATAAAGAAACAATGGAACCTGTTGAGGACAATCGCTACGATGCCGACAGTGATGCTTCTGTGATTGAGTTAGACGATACTCGTAAAACAAGACTGACTTTGAAGGACATAAACAAAGCTAGACGTGCAGACGACATGCATAGAAAAGAAAGTCAAAAAGATTTAACTTATATTAAAAATATGTATGGTATTGCATCCAATGCGGCAGCCGGCGAGCTAGCATAAGGAGTTTTGGTTGTCCAAAAAATATCATGACGGCGAAACAAAAGAACAACGCAAAATAAGAAAACGCTTAGAAAAATTAAAAAAAGACGTTGTTGTTTCACCTCCAATAAAATTAGAAAAATATCAAGTTGACGAAAACACAAAAAAAGTTGCATTTGTATTAGGCAACGGTGTTAGTCGAGCTGATATTAATCCGACTATGCTAAAAAGATTTGGAAAAATTTACGGATGTAATGCATTATACAGATCGTTTGCTCCGGATTATTTAATTGCTGTTGACATAAAAATGATAAAAGAAATAACTGCTAACAATTATCATTTAAGTCATATAGTTTGGACCAACCCAAATAGAGTTACAAGAGAAATACCAAACTTGAATTTGTTTAATCCAAATTTAGGATGGAGCAGTGGACCTAGTGCATTGAACTTGGCAAGCAGCCACGGATATGATACAATTTATATTTTAGGATTTGATTATGTTGGCCTAGGTAAGAAAAACGAATTAGTAAACAATGTATATGCAGGAACACAAAACTACAAACAAATTAATGAAAGAGCCACATACTTTGGTAACTGGCAACGTCAAACTGCAACTTGTATTAAACGACATCCAAAAACCAAATATGTAAGAGTAGTTGAAACACAGAGTAGCTTTGTACCAGATTCGTTAATAGGAATAGAAAACTTAACACATTTCACCAAAGAAAATTTTATAAATAGATTTAATCTATCCTAAAACATTAAAATGGGCTATTTTGACCCCATTTTAAACGTATATTTTTCAAAAAGTGTAAATATAATAGACAGCCTTGACAATTAAAGGAGAATGACATGACTGGACGCAATAAATTTGAAGAAATGCTTGAACTTCTTATCAATGAAGATAAAGAAGGTGCAAAAGCATTGTTCCACGAGATCGTGGTAGAAAAATCAAGAGATATTTACGAATCACTACTAGAAGACGAAGAAGAAGTTGAAGAAGCTTCAGACGAAGAAGTAGATGAATCAGAAGATGACGATCTAGAAGAATCAGACGACGAGGACCTTGACGAATCAGCTGACGAAGAAGTTGATGAATCAGAAGATGACGACCTTGACGAAATGTTTGGCTTAGATCAATTCGAAGCTGACGCTAATCAAATGGATCCAATGGCAGCTATGGGCGGCGACGCTACTGACGACATGATGGGCGACATTGAAATGGGCGGCGACGAAGAAGGCGAAAGCGAAGGCGGTGCAGATTCAGCATTTGCCGACCTAGAAGCTGCACTAGATGCTCTTAAAGCAGAATTCGAAGCTATGAT